GTCATTTCTATTAAGACTGAATCGGCTCAGACTATCTTAGGTAAAGTCTTCTTTATAAACACTAATACTCTACTGCTTCCGCTCCATTTCTATGATGATATATTGAGCTATCCTAAGGCTCAATTCATTATTGACGATGGTGATACTAAAGTGATAGTAGGTATGGAACACTTGATTGACAAGTGTAGTGCCGTAGAGACGGAAGCGTTGGAGTTGGTATTGGTTCAGAATGATATTTTCAAGAAAACACGAAAGAATCAACTAGAAAGTTTCGTTACTCGCGATACCTTGAGTAAAGTTACTTCTAAGTTCCAAATATCATTGTTCCCTCAAACTGAACAGGTTATGGTGTCAGGATCGGCATATATAGGTAAGCTTCATTATGCCAATAAAACAGTAGATAAAATGATAAAGTATAATGTTGATACTGGCAAAGGAGATTGTGGTAGCATGATCTATCTCATGAATCCCAATGTTGGTAAAGGGGTTATTTGTGGTATGCACGAAGCTGGTACTAGCAAGGGTCATGCGGATAGAACCGCAGCAGCTTATATATTGACAAGAGAGGATATAATGGAAGCTTTGCGTGAACTCGATCCTCCTGATGAAGAAATGGAATGCCAGGGCAATACTTTAACTTCACAGTTTAGTCATAGTCCATACGGTTATTCGAAAATCGTTAAATCGCCCTTTGCAAAACAACGAGAAATACCCTTAACCAAGATACCAGCTAGACTTTATCCTGATCAAGAACGCAATATTGATCCTATGGACATATGCTTGGCTAAGTACAAGCTGTATCCCAAAAATATCAACGTTGACGTTTTACAGAGAGCCAGAACTGATGTGGCTGACGACTTGACTTTATTTGAATATATACCTCATTATGGCAGCAAAGTGCCCTTTGAGATAGCCTTCTTTGGAGATCCGTTTAATCCATATATGAAGGCTTTTCCAACTTCTACCTCAAGTGGCTATCCTTATAAGTTTGTTGACAAAGACATTAAGAAGACCATTAAAGAACAAGGTCCAGAAGGTGACAAGTTTCAAGCGTTGGTGGCACATCTTGAACAATTAGAAGAAAAATTGGAAGCCGGAGTAAGACCTTATTTTGTCTATACATCTAACCTCAAAGATCAGACGATCAGTATAGATAAAGCCAAAGCGGGAGGAGGAAGAATTTTCTTCGGAACTCCGCTGGATTTATGTTTACTTAAGAAAGCTTATTTTGGTGAATTTATGGTATTTATGCAAACCGACTGTGTCGCTAAAGGCACCGCTATGTCTATCAACCCTCATTCTACTGACTGGAAGGATATTTCTCGTAGGCTGTCTGGCCATGCTTTATCATGGGATACTACTATATGTAGGGATTTCGATTACTCTCACTTTGACGGCTCTAACAGTCCAGAATTGCTAAACGAAATCTTATGGATAATAAATAGCTGGTATACTCATCATGGTATGGGTCAGCATAACCATATAAGAACTATATTATTTGAGGAAATTTCCGATTTCTGGTACATTCGCGATAACGTATTGATACAGATGGGTAGTTCGCTTCCTTCAGGGAGTTATCTTACTCTTTTAGTTAACTGTTTAACCAATAAGGTACTTTTGCGATATGCCTTTTATAGGAACTTTGAACATTTGAAATATAATGACTACATGATAGACATAGTTCAAGGTGATGATAACGTAGTTGCCGTGCACTGTGAATTAGCAGAACAATTTACTCCCATACATATTGCTGAGGGTGTAGCTGAGTTGGGTTTCACTATTACCTTGGGAGATAAAACTTCAGTTACTCGCGAATGGTCAAATCTTGACGGGTCGACTTTTCTTAAGAGAAGATTCGTTAAAGATCAATACGGC